ACAACGCAAGAAACTAGGGGTTAGACCTAGCACGAAAGATTTTAAAATAATAGACTCTCTAACAAATGAGATTCAAGGCTGAACCCAATCACACTGGCTCAACACAACTACGTCCACCCCGTAGGTGGTTCATCGTGCTAAAATGTAACTAGGACCTCACTTTCGCATGAGGTGACCACCTTGAGGTGTGAAAGAAGAAGAAACTTATGAAGGGACTCCTTCCAGAGTCTAAAGAGACTGGACCGCAATTATTCGTGGAGCTCCAATGAGATAGCCGAAGCTGAAATCATCTCCGGCAGCCTCATATAGAGTGTATGCACCAAAACAATTGCGAATTCCTCCGTCATCGACAGCTGTAGCCGCTCCACTCGCTGGAAAAGACTGGCCTGAGTAGAAAGAATACATTGGTCTGTCGAGTCCTCGAGGGTCTAGGGACCTCATGATGTCGACTTTGCCTCTACGAATAATAGGGCCATCAACGTTTGAGATAACACCTTCTCCCACGAGGGAAATGGGCGTTTGAGCATAGTACGGGACCTCGAATTCCAAGGTTCCGTTCTGGTCCGGATAGACATAATGCTCGAACACTGAAGAAGTTTGGGTACTTGTAAAAATACCGATTTCTGGATTTTGCAACGTCCCATTCTCGTCGATTTCTGCAGAACGACGAACTATGAGCGGGTCAGATGGTCGAATAGCATCATAGCTGTAACCATCAGTTGCTTCTGAGTATAAATCACGACCGGCGGTTTCATACGTGGTCGCACGCTTGCCCATCGAAATCGGACGCAAACCGTTGGTGACTGGGGTCGCCACCTTGTATCTGCGCGATCCACGCCAAAACCTATACAGGTAGGAAATGTAGTAGAGTGGGCAGCGAGTTGGATAATGCAATGCAGCCACATAATCGCCGAGCTCAAGGCTACCGTCTGGAAGACGATCACTTGGCAAGTAAACGATCTGCGGCTGTGGAGTAGCAGAAGATGTCATTTCTCCAAAGAATGCAGGATCAACTCTCAACTTGTTGTACAAATAGAAGTCATTGTTGAGCGGGATGGGACCCGGAAAACAATAACTGGCACCATCAAAACTCATATAAGGAAAGGGTTTACCAATTGAAGTTAGCCCAAATCGCTTAATGAGTTGTCTCAAATTGGTTATTTTCTCACCAATGCATAGTTGCTCAGCCATTGTTCGGTCCATCATGCCCATGGGGAATGCAGTAGATGCTGTGTTGTCGACCTGCTCATTATGCTGAACAGCACTGGACGTCAGATTGAACATCTGAGCCTTCCAGGGCTGCTCGACCTCCTCCTCCTCTTCCATCACGTCACCAAGCAATGTTGAACGCGTGGTGACAGCGTAGCGAGAGAAATCAGGAATTGCAAAAGAGATATCGTCTCCCCCTGAAACCCAAAAATTTAGGGGGACGTTGTCTGCGACTGAGTCTGATGCTCTCCGAAGCTCGTTGAGCACAGTTACGGTAATAGTGCCTGTTGAGTATCTCTCCAGATCCCAATTCGCGTTAGCGTATGTGCCAACATAAACCTCTTTCCAAGGCACATTAGAAACATACGGTATCTCGAATTCAAGTTCTGATGAAACACTCAGGTCAAGAATCCAATTGTAGGCATTCTCCGGGACTGTGTCAGAAAAGACATCAGCTCCGTAGATGCCAGGGTGGTACGTGATACGCAATCTACCTGAGTGAAAAGCTGTTTTCGCAGCCGTAATTCGATATTTGATCGCACCCCTCCACTGTTGAAACATGGAGGCAACGTAGGCCACGGTTGTGGGCATCAAAACAGACCCACTACTACCACTGGCCATGCCAGGAGCAACATTGTTGCGATGTATAATAGTCCCAGCAGGTCTGTCCAAATTCCAAGAAAGTCCCGCACGAAAAATGCAAGACTTGGAACAGACGTAGGCTATGTCCATCTCATCGATGTCAGTTGAGAAAATGCCTCCATCATATGTCAGACCATTGTCTGGCATTGCTCCAAGTTTGACCGAGAGGTCGATCCCGTCTGCGTTGGTGTACCCCTTTGCTGGGATATTGATGAAGGGGCAAACCTTGTCCAGATTTGTGGGCTTGTTCCATCCCAAAGCCGAAGCGGCTCCACCAATGGCTCGAGACACCCACTCGACAGGGCGCATCAGCGGCCCTAATGTGGGTATTGCACCCAGAGCTGAAGCGGCCTTAGCCACTGAGTTTGCTATTCCGGAAATGGGAGGTCCGGAAGTGGCCTGATGTTCCTCTGAACGAGTCTCCATCTGAGCGACCCACTTTTGAGCGGGCACTGAAACTCCCTTAGAAGTTGGCATAGCAAGCTCAATATCCTCAAACCAGGCAAAAATGGTGAATGTCGCCCCCACAGAAAGAGGGGAGACACCAGACTGGATGGTGTTGAGGGGAACAAGATACAGCTCACCCATGTTAGAGTGCGCATCAAGCAGATTGAAATGTGACAAAGGTGAACAGTACGGCATCTTAATTTCTACCGGCGCGTTACTCGCGATGTCAATTTCAACCCCGGGGAAACCTGTCACATTGGCAAGGTTCCCCAGCATGGCCCCTCTATTAGAAACTACATCAAAAGGGGCGAAAAACATCCAATACTTGCCACTCATGAAAGGAGTGGCATTGAAAATCAAACGAATCTTTACGTTGGCACGAAAGAATGTGAAATAATCAAGTTTCTTAACAACATTAGTTGAATTTTGCAGAATCACGTCGGGAAACTTCAACGAAACATTCGCAAATGTAGAGTTAAATTCTCCCTCATGAACTTTCACTGGACGATTAAGAATGGAATGAATATCATGCATCTTGTCATCCTCGGCCATCTTTGTCCATGCTCTCACTGAAGAAATCGAAGGCTTCTCATACGTTTGAATCTCCGTATCATCAACGAAAGTAGTGATCTGTTGAACGTTTTCTTGTGGCCCAATATGGGACAAATCTTTTTGATTTTGTGTCATAGCAATCGATTGAGTTAGCTAACTCTCAGCCGCTCGATTAAACGGATCTGATCTAAAGCGCCGAGTTGGTAGCCTGGATTTTAGGCGGCACACACCAACTAGTAGAGCTTGTAGGCTCTCCGCCCTTCTCGCAGAGAAGACCGAAGACCGGGCTTTGCTGCCCCCACCTTGCGGCGATTAGTGGGGGCCCCTAGCTTCGGATTTAATTGCACGCGGCTGCCAGTCGGCCATACTTCTTGGCCTCGACGAATCGATATTCATCATAGGTCAGGAAGAGTGGCCGCATCTGAAATCCGCGCGTTGCTTGTTTGTATCGTCCAATCCAATGTTCAAAGACTTCGCGTCCGTGCAAGGACAACTCAAAAGCAGAGGTCTCCATATTCTCAATGGTCCTCTCCTCTCGATCGAAGTCCCCTCTCACCCAATTAATCATCTCGAGCACTACAGAGAGGTCTAGGGGAGCAATGTACTGGTGTTCTTCCTCGTCCCACTTGAATCCTCTCTTCAAATACCCGATTTCATCGATCGAGCGATAGGGAATCATCTTTCCAGATTTCGTTTCGTCCGTGTATGTCATGCCCATCTCCTTGTATCCCTCAGCAATGGTCAGCTGATTGAAATGATCAATAGCAGCATCTGAGATGTTTACACAATTGTCATCACCATAAGATACCATAGCAACATGCTCGTTGAACGAGCGCATCGTTTGGAACTCAGGTGGCATCACTGTGAGCCACACATATCTCATTGACACAGAATTGTAGAGGGAATTGAGAATGGCCGTGATCGGACAACCAGACGGTTGAGAATGAGTCCACATGTAGACGTCGTCTCCGCAGACGTGCACTGAATTGACGATCTCTTTCCAGAGAACACGTCTAATGAGTGCGTTTTCCTCTCCGTCGTCATAGAACTTGTTCACGATCTCAACGATCTCTGCCAAAATCTCAAGCACCAACGTGCCGTCAAAATTAGAGAAATCTCCTGCAATGACTTTGTTACCTTTGCTGCACAACCGTTCGGCCGTGCGTGTCCAGTCCAGAGAATAGACATTAGTCCCAATCGAGATTTCATTGTCTATCCTGTTCTTGGCACAATGTGCAGCGAAGCCAAGAAAGTACTTCCTAAAAACCAAGGTATAAACCATAGGTCCGGCCGCAAAAACACGGGTTTTAGCCATCGCCACTTTTTCAAGCGGACGTCGCTCATCCTTCAGTGTGTCTGTCCAGATTGTGGGCGTGCGCACATTGTGTTTCGCATTTTCCACGACTCTGGCCATCTCGGCCTTAATTTCAGGGTCAAGTTTGTACTCTACTTCCCCCAACCACCGCATTTTGCCTGGCAACCCCTTCTTCTCTTTGGTAAGAGGAAACCCCGGCGATGATTTGCGATTGATGGGGGCAAGAAAAGCATCACCCTCCACTCCAGCCACAGCCTCATCGTCTGTGAGAATACGCGCGTGATTAGGATCAGGGATCGTGTTCACAACGCGTTCCACGTCATTGAGGGCAATGTTCAATCGGTTTAAGTCAAGTGAGGGTGGAATGCGGCCAGCTTTCTTTAAACCTAGCTGCATTGGGTCAACACGCACACCCTCCACTATCTTTGGTGCCAACGCACTCGGAGCAGTTGTGGGTGCTGTGATCATACCGTGAACTGCACTTTCTCTGAGGGCCGTCTTTGTAGGCGAAGCAACTTTATAGATCGCCTTACCCACTGGGACAAAGTCTCCCTCTGGCAGTGCAATTTTCTCATGTGCCGTAGGCGCTTTCAGCAGTGGGTCCAAATTAAGACTCACCTGTGCATCCATGGCAATGTGCGCAAGTCCTCTCTTGATGTCCTCAATATTCAATGGAGAGGACATTCCTAGGCCAATAGTACCTGCAACGTGTATCCCAATGATTTTACGTGCAAGTCCCACATGAATCCCCATTAAGATGGCTCCACAATCCCCGTCCTTCGTCTCCAGATTGTACTGGTAGGACGATCTCAACTTGTAAGTGTTGCCATCACAATCAGTATAGTGCCTGACAATGTCCGAGGACCGTATCTGACCATAACGCATCACGACGACTCCATCAGCATTTGACAGCAAGCAACCACTCACTGTGTTGAATTTAGTCATCTCTGCTGAAGAGGCAATACTACCTGTTATATCAGCATGATCGTGGACAGATTTTGGGAAAACAATCAAGAGTTGATCCTTGGAGACTCCATCCTTCCCCGTCAGCTTGTGCCATTTGACTTTGTTAATGGGAATGACGTGTCCCTCGCGTACCGTGGCGTTGGAGATTCGAATGGCCTCAGCTTTTGCAAGATGTGGTGCAATGTGACCTGCAGTCAAGGCCACGCGACCAATAATAAAGCACAGCTTGATTCTGGCCTTCCACTCACCTCCGCTCAGCAAATCCAAAGTATACATGTTGTGCAGGATTTTCTTAGATACCTGCAACGCATTTGGATCTGACAATAATTGAGCTTCAATCTGATCTTCGCTCACTATGGGTTCATAGTCATCACCCACATTGTCGTCCATTTCCACTTGAAGGGATTGCTTCTTCTTGGTGTGCACGTCACCGGACCCTGCCAATTCAGTTCTGGCTGCTGCCTTCTTCCGGGTGTACACGTCACCTGACCCGAGTGTTTCTGTACGCATAGCTTCACGCTTTCGCGTATGCACGTCGCCAGAGCCACTCAACTCCGCAGTAAAAGAGAATGGGACGAATCTCATTCTATGGCCTTTCAAAACCTCAAATCCAGCTTCTCCGTTACGCTCTCCATTTCGGACAACAGCGCCAGCTCGGTCGCACTTCCCGCAAAGTTGGGGGTATTGCACCGATTCTTGCACTGTCTTGATCTCATGTGTGTGTTCATAAATTTCTTCACACCACAGACACGAGTGTCGATGTAGAGTGCGCTCCCCTCGAGTCAATCCTTCATGGTGGTGATCCAGAGGAGGTCCTACGGCCACTGTTTTTCCGCCCTTAATGTATTGCCCAACGGCAAACAAAAGAAGTGGAACCAGTGCCAGGCCAATAGTAATGTACGGGTGCTGCTTGACAGCCTCTGCAACGCGGATGCAAAAGGCTTTCACCTTCTCCAACCAGCCTCGGCTCTCCTGCTGTAATCTCTCCACAACCTTCCGGCTGTGTTGAACGGCACGCTTGCGAATGCCTCCCAGCAAATCGCCAACTGAGAGCAACAACATGGTGTTTTTCTTCACCAGCTGCTTGAGGCGTTGTGCAGCATCAGTGGCCCAAAATTGATTCAGACCAGCGATCAATTTGGTCCAAGAAGCTTCGATGATTTCTCGAGCCTTGCTCTTGACGCTGTACTCATCCAATGCAAATTGCGAATCTGGATGCACGCACTCACGAAGGTCTGTATAGACTTCCATGAACTCAGTGACTTGTTCCGCTTTCCACTTAGCCATACTCTCCATTTCGACGAGTTTAACTTCTGTGTCAAATTCAGTTAGCCACTGCTCTTCCTCCTTCGGAGTAAGCATCTGTGCTTCCAATGGCAAATCTGCATATTCTTGGAGAAATTTATGCATTGTGGCAGAGCGTGTAAATCTGTCACGATACTTTTGCAGCGCCAACTTTGAAAACTCATGGTATGACAGGGGTTCTTCACGCACCAAACGTCCCGTCAAGGGATCGCGCAAATAAATCCTGTACACATCCAATGATGGCCGGGGTGACCCAGTCACACGCTCAACCTTCATTCTATCTAAGTAAATTCTGCCGTCCTCCCCTCTGGTCGCAAACTGCGGACACACTTGGACTTCACCAACGAGGTCAAATCTTCTACGTACAGCCTCTCGGCAAGCAATTGATTCAGGTCGAATCTGATCAACGCTCACATTGGACGTGCAGATGATGACACGAGAGTTAAAGTAGCTTTTACTTTTCTCCTCAATGGTAGCCATGTGCAGCGGATAGGGTGCCAAGTTTCCCGTGCGAATAAGTTCCATGAATTCAGGATTCGGTTTTCCTGCAGAGTCAACAATCTGTGCGAAATCATCGTACACAACGACTCTCTGGTTCTTGTAACCGTCCCAATATTCCTGTTCGACGTTCCTCATATAGATTTCTCGCGTGGGATCTCGCTTGCCCTCACCGTCAAGGGGAATGCCATCAATTTTCAGAAGGTCTGTAGCCAAAGGCCACATCATTCCTGATTTTCCGACTCCAGACGCCCCGTGCAAGTAAATAACAACGGGCTCAACTCTTGGGCCAGAACGGAAGGCACCGCTCGCAGTTGCTTTCTCATAAAAGTTCTTGAGAACAGCCCAGTGAGTATTGAAAGGATTCAGTACCTCTCGAGGAGCCTTTGACTCGGCGGCTTTTTGAGAAAAAATAAGACCTTGTCGATAAAGAGTCTCGAGTCGTGCACACAATTCACTATCACGAGCAATCTCGTCAGTTGTAGTGAGACCGACTAACTCTTGGATCTCTTTAAACCATGCGGCAATGCCATCCATGTATTGTTCGAGTTCCTTCGTTTCCGCTGGTAGACCAGTGATCCATTCAAAGATTTTCTTGAGAACAAAGCCAATGACCTTCTCAAGACCGGTCCACGCAAACGTGGCTCCACGCACGATCCCCCCGAGTTTGGTCACACCTGACACACACTCGTTAATTTCTGAATCACGTGGAATTTGCTTCATCAACATGGTGCCTCCCATGATAGCAACAACAGTCACCAATGAGGCAATGGGGTCTATGTCCCCAGATTGAGCAAAGAATCCTCCTCGGAGCATGTGGCTCACGACGCGGAAATGCTCTTTGATAAGGTGCCACGCATCTTGTGCCAAGTCGGTGGACACTCCACTCATCACCAAAGTGTCGATCAGAAGTGGGGCCACCACACCTGGGTTGAATTTGGCACACATCATCGCAACCAACTTACAACAGAGCGAAGTGATCTTCTTGATTGCTGGAATCTCAACGTGCATTCCCTTCAATAGGGCCGTGATTTGTTCAGCAAGTCCAGTAAATGCTTCCCCTGCGGTGTGATTCACATTTATCTCGAAGAGAGCCTGTGCACGAAGTACCACTACTGGACCAAGTCGGTTCCACAGGGCACGAAAGTCAGGGTCGAGCATGTTCACTCGCACTGTGATGGTGTAGTCAGCAAGTCGTACTGGTACATCACGTAGACGTCCAGCTGTCCGACTGAACAATGGAATTATACGTTCGACTCCAAAGTGCTCAACTAATTGAGCAAATTTCGATTGACTTGCGGCAAAGTTGGACTCTTTCACGAGCTCCTTGAGAATCGTGCGCTTCTGGGCGTTGTTGCGCGCACGTTCCTTCAGCTGCCCAATTTGCATCTGGGCGAAACGAGTACCAATCTGGGCCTTCATCTTGAAGTCTACAGTATCTTGAATAACAGGAGTCCAGCGTCCACCGCCATGTGCACTCCAAGCATGGTTATTAGCCTTCTCCAAAGATTTGAAGAGCCTGTCTGGGCACAAAGTGCAGCCCACAGGACCAAAGAAATAGCATGCCAACATATGGTCAGCAGCATTTTCGCTGGTAATCTTTTGCTTACAATAGCAAATGGTTGATCCGGTACAACCGGAATTCGCCAAATGCTGAACAATAGCTTTCCGTGTGGTATGTCCTTTCTCGCAATGGTCGCAAACAGTCAAGTTAGTATATAAAGTGATTTGTTTGTTGGAATCCATGGTAGCAAATAAGTTTTTCGTCTAGTACTGCAAGCGGAGCCAATTTTCGATACTCCTTTTCCTAGATATACGTACATTGTGAAGAGAACTCACACTGCTGGAGTTGCTAATTCCAGTGAGAGATAATTTCTTTCCACAAAGACTTGTTCCACTAGCTCCGTACTGTAACTTTTCGGGAACCTGGAACGCGTTCAAAGCGTCCTAATCATAATCATGTCCTAATTGATAAGTCTTTCTCGCATATGAGGCTTCAGGATCTATAACATGCAAGCAGCGGTTAATAAAAGGTCCGACTAGCCACAAACGTTCCTACTCCCCGCAAGGAAAGTACTAATAAGTAGCACAGGTCTAACTAAAGCGACATATCAAATCAAGTCCATAAAGAGACAAAATTGTAAGGTGCGACAGGATCGTGTCCTGGTGTAATGCGACCACAATAGTGGGCAAATGTTGGATAAGTCCGCTCAACTGAGTGAGTGTGTAATTAC